TCCAGAATCAGGTGAAAACGAAGGATTTATGTTTTGTAACTTAAAAGTAAAGTCATTAAACAATGGTTGCTTGTATTCACTCTTACCAGTCAAAGCCTTGATGCTATTGTCTGTCATCTTAAAGATAATGTTATCCATTGGCATCATTATGTATGGTTCACCATTAGCATCTTCATGCCACATACCGCTTGAAGAAAGCCCAAGGTGGGCTAGTCGCATACGATATAGCGTAGTAGGTGCTACATCCTTCATACGATAGATACGTCTCCAGAAGTCCTCAGTAGCACGATAGAATCGTCCAACTGTACGTGTAGATACTGCAAAGTTAGAACGGATTGAAGGGTTATCTACAAACTTTAATACAGTGTCAACAGCCTGCTCAAGTAGTAATTCTGTATGTTGCTTTACAACTTGATTTTCTATTCTTGCTTCCATAGCAAGTCGAGATGTATCATCTGCATACTTGCTAGGAGCGGCTTCATTAATTGTTCTTTTAATTGCTTGTTGAATCTTAGCCTGCTCAATACCAGCGTGGCTCTTGCGTAGATTTAAATATGCAACCATAACTGCAGGCTGACGTAGGATAGCATTTACCTGCTTATCCATTTCTTCCATAAGCGTAACACCAAGTTTTTTCCAAGCACTTTCTAAATCAGTAAAGTCTGGAAACTCAATAGATGTATTAATTAAACCTGTAGGTTGAAAACCTTTTGTCATGCCTTCAAATTGATTGTAGTCAATCATTTGGGTAGCCTTTAGCCATCCATCTTTTAATTCTGTTCCGTTTTCTTTTGCCTTTTTCTTTAAAGCAACAAAGTTAGCACGGACACCATCAAGCAATGCTTCATTAAATAATTTAGGACCACCATGAAAGTTGTCTCTCATGTCAATTAACATACGTTGAATATAAATATTGGCTATCTCTGCATCGGTCTTGCCGCGTTCGCGTTGAAGTACGGTGTCAGAAAACTTGTTAACAAAATCTGCTAACTTAGCCTCTCCGCCTTCTTTAACAACTAAACCACTATCTACACGATAAACATTAAAGTCAGTAAGCATATCTGTAATAGCATTAGTTAAATCTTCTGGGGTTCTTAACCCGTTATTATTAAAGAATGCAGGTGCTGAATACACACCATAGTTCTTACCATGATTTGTTGGTGCAGCAAAACGGATGTACCAATTATCATAATGCGCAAGAGTCAGATACTTAGGATTTGCTGCTACAAGTTTAGCAACATCAAGTTCACTCCACTTATTTCCTTTTTTAAGACCCTTACCACTAGCCTCTTTACCTATTGTGTTTAAAGCAGATGTAAGAGCACTTATGTTAATTTGTTCGTTTATAAAAGTTTCATCAAATTGACCAGTACCGCTTGTACGAGCAGCAATAGAATCAGCCATTGAGCGTAGAATATCTGGATTAGAAAGCATTGCGTCTTCCCAATTCTTAAGGTCATCTGGGTCCATCTTACTAGTAAAGATACTAAGTCTATCTAGAATTTCTCTGTTAATACGTAAGTGGTCTAATTCTGCTGGGCTAACGCCTTCTTCTTTAGCAAGTTTAGCAATCAGTTCATTACGTTTTTCTAAACTAAGGAAATCAGATAACTTTTCTTTACCAAATAGTTTTCTTAATTGATTAGTAATATAAGTTTCAGAACCTTTTTGCCCCGTATATCTAGTAGCAGAACGACCTGCTCTTTTACCACGAATAAATCCTAATATGTCTTTGCTAGGTGCTGTTAATAAATACATCATTGATTCATCAATAGCAGAACGGATACCTAAACGTGGAAATAAAGTTGCTACAGACCAGAAATCTACATAGTTCTTACTAAACTTACTATCAAGTGCACCACCAGCAGCCTTAATAAGACTACCTTTTGTTTTAATCTCATGTGCCTGTATTGCTATCTCGGCAAGAGGTAATGGACCTACTGCTCCAGCCAATTGAGATGCATGAATACCAGATGAACCAGTAACGATAGGCACATCATTAATTACGTCATATACATCATCGCTGAGTACGGCTGCATTAGCAGGGTCAATCTCTTGTCTAGCCGTAGTTGTAAATCCAGTACGACCATTATGTGTTTTCTTAAGGTATTCTTCAATAACTCTTTTATCTGTGATACCAGCACGTTGCATAATGGTACCGTAAACATTTCGGATGATTACAATTTGCTCAGCCTCTGTAGATTGCAAGAATTTTTGTGCAACAAAGTCTGCCATATCGCGGTTCATTGTCAAACGGGCATAGTTACGAAATGTGTCGATTGTTTTAATTGCGTTTTCGCCAGTAAGAATCTTTTGTCCACCTGGAGTACGAGCCATCATGCGACCAATTTTAAATCGCAATTTGTTAATGTCGTTCTCGGCATCAAAAATGTTTTTAAGATTAGGATTAACTGCTAAATCTGATTCTAAGCCAGACTTAGTGAGTTCTTTTACAATATCTTCGCCTGGTTTATCTAGTGCTTCAGCAGAACGCTTGCTATTAGCAAATGAATCTAAGCGATTAATGTAACCCTGTCTAAATCTACGAGCATTGCGAGCAGTAACTACGCCATTACGGCGATAGATAACACCATCTAAACGACCAGACAATAAGTAATGCACATTATCTGCCTGAGCAAATACTTCTTCTGCAGCAGGTGCAGTAAACATTTTGTTTTTAACAAAGAAGTCAAGTGCTTCGTCATTATTGTACCCAGGAAAATTTTGACCTATCTCACGGCGAATAATTGATTTCTCTGCTGCACCCTTAGCGTCAGCAAGACGCTTAACTTCTGGACCAAACTGCTCATCCCATAGTTTAGTAACACTTTTATTCTTAAATACTTCTCTAACTCCACCAGCAACGTCAGGTCCAGCCTTTAATACTACTTCTGCTAACTGTGTACCACGTGTAGCAGCCTTGCTAGTACCACCAGTAATCCAAGTAAGTGGGTCAATTGCAAGTTGATAGATAAAATCAATTACACCTGAAACATTTTTAGTTGTTCCATCAATGTAATCAGCAGAAAGCCCACCATTCTTAGGTGGCTTAGTGTCAAAAAATCTAGCAATATCTCTACCAGGGCTAAACTGTGCATACTTAGCAGCATCTAGTACCTGCTTAAAAGAATCAGGGTCATTAAATGCTTCTTCTACTGCTCTACCAATTTCGGGTGTCATCTGACCGTACTCTTCTAAGATTTCACCAGGCTTGCGACCCTCTAATAAACCTTGCGCAACGTATATTTTTTCTTTGCCAAATCTATCTACTGCTTCTTTAAGCGCAGCATTGTCATATAAGTCATGACCATCCCAGCCATCTTTCCAAACTTGGACATCAAAGATAGATTCACCTTGCTGTGCCTGCTTGTAAACAAGATAAGGTGTGTTAATTGCTCGTGTATACGCACCAGCAACCTTAAATAATCCAATTAAAGGACTAGCGGCAACTTTACCAACAGTCTTTAATGCACCAACAAGACGGTCACTAAAGTCTGGTGGCTCAATCATGTAGTCAGCATTGCCAAAGAAATATTTTAATCCTTCTTGCACATTAGGAGATAGACGTTCATACTCTGAGCGAGCCGCTTCTTTGTTCATGCGTGATAATTCTTTGTTCTTTTTTACAGCCCAACTCATCTGTTCAATTTGATTTTGTTCCCCTGGTGCAAGATTTGCACGTGATGCTGCACTATAAAGATTAGGTAGAGTTTCAGCAACTACTGGTTTAAGAACTCGCATTACCGTTGTTGCCCCTATCTATTGTAAGTTTGATAAATAAGTTCTGCTTCGCCAGTATCATCAAACATTGCTAATTTTTGTAAAGTGTTTGCAAGACTTGGTCTAGAAGTTGGTCGGTCCATCATTAATTCTGAACCGCCACCTGGTCCAATATCAATACCAGCAGTACCAGGTTCATCTGGTCTTTCTGTTGGGGCATCAAGACCAATAGAATTTATTTTAGGAAATGATGGAAAAGGATTTCCTGCCATAGGAGAAGAAACTTGTTGGGTATTCATAGATTTATTATTACCATATGTACCACCAGTGTATGATTGTACTGGTTGCGTACTTTGTTTAAGTACACCTAAATCTGTGCGTTTAGACTGTTCTGCTGGTCCCGATACTTCTGCCACTAGTCTTCCTCTTCTTCCATATATTTTCTAATGTCTTCTAATGTAGGTGTTGCCTTCATCCATTCAGGATGCATTTCTTTTGCAGACAAAATCCACAATGCGTTATCAACTGTAAATCCTGCTCTTCGCAATGATTTAAAAAACTCATGCAATTCAATTGCATACTGGTCTAATTTTGAGTAACTTTCATCAGCAACTGTTTTAACCTTCGTGGTTCTTTTACGAGGTGTTGCCATGATTGCTCCTTAAATTGCTCGTTCTCTAGTAGTACTTACTGCTGCTCTTGCTTGTCCACCACTAGTTAAACTACTTAACATTGTTTGTAAATCTGGTCTTCCCTGTGGCTCTGGTATTGGAGAACCTCCTGCTGGCATACCTTCGGGAGCAGGGGACATTTGCTCAACCGCATTAGTTGGTGCACCAGCAGGAGGAACCTGTTGCTGCGGAGCAAAGGTTGCTTCTATTGCGTCCTCTAATGCCTGTCCTTTTTGACGAGCCTTTATTACCGCAGCAATCTTACGAACAACATCTGAAGCATCCTGACCTTGAGTAGCCATCTGTGGAATTGCCTGTGTATATGCCGTAAGTGAACCAAGTAGCGCAGAGCGCATTTCTTCAATTTCAATTTTTTCTAATTCCTGTGTAACGTTAACTGTAAATGGTAGTTCTCTCATAGCCATATCTCGGCTGATGAGTTTTCCTCCAAGTGCTTGAAGCATAAAGATAAGACCTTGTGCTGGATTAAGACCAGCAAGCATCCCGTAACGAACATCAGCAGAGTAATCATTCTTGATGTCTTTAGTAGGCTTGTAGGTAATTTCATAAGGTGAACCCGAATCTACTCCACGAATTGTTTTTTCTTCTGGGTAAATCTCTTCATCTACATTAAAGCAAAGACTAATAATGTCCCGAAGTGTTGCAGCAAAGATTGCTTGTGCAGACTTAACCTGTGTATCAAAGGCTCCCATAAGAGCCTGTACTCCTTGACCAGTAACAATAGAAGCATCTATGTTTCCAGTACGAGATTCAGGATATCGTGTACCAACACGTAGTTCTTGATTAAGAACCTGTTGTTCTGTAAACGCACCTTGTGGCAAAGTAAGTTCTACACGGCGAACACCTGCTGGGTTGGCTGTACGAATAACAGCATCTCCGCCAAGCATAAGTTCTTGCACATCTTGCGGTAGAACAATTGGTGCTTGTACTGACTTCTCTGCTGCTTCCATTGCAAGTAATGCAAATCGGTTGCGCAGCAACTGAATACCTAGTACATCATCAAACTGTCCACGTAGTTCACCATCAATAGATGGCTTACGTGCAACAACAACCATCATCTTACCAAGTGGATTAGCAGCCTGAGAAAGAACTAGATTGCTTCTACGTGGTACATAAATTATAGATTGGTCTTTGTCGTAATAACGAACCATTTC